TGTAACCCGCCGTGACTTAATCGAAGAGAAGGGTTTACAGCAAAAGGTACGGGATGCCATTGTAAACCTCACAAAGGACGAATTGCTATATCAATTCTACCTAAGTGATGGGCAGGGTGCAGACGAACTCTGTGACCAGATACGGTTCTTTAGTCAGGCTTGTGATTGTAAATTTGTATTCTTTGAGCCTATTCAAGATGTCGTTGTAAACTCTTCAGAGGATGGTAAGGAGAGTATGCTTGCAGACCTGTCTATCAGGCTATCGAAATTAGCAGCAGAGCTAAACATAGGCATTGTTACTATCGCACACACAAACGAGAATGGTGACCCAAAGTATTGTAAAATGATTGGGCAACGTGCATCTGTAATTATAGACTTGCACAGGGATAAAGAAGCTGATACACTAGAGGAACGAAACACGATGTATATAAACGTGCAAAAGAACCGACCTTGTTCAGAGGAAGGTAATGCTGGGATGATGAAATTCAACCTAGATACGTTTATGCTAAGAGAGGTAATTTAGTGACTTATAAATTTAATGTAGATTTCTCTGACTATTATTGGCCCTATAATACTAAGTATATTGAGTTAGTTAGGAAGTCTTTAAAAAATCCTTGGTCAATATCTACTGATGACGCAAAACTTTTAACAGAGACTGCTAAACATTTTATACAAAGCAGTGTTTCTGCTGATTCCTATGTTTATATAGTTGGTTGTGAAGGATTACTTTGTACAAATAAAGATAAGACGCCTATAAAAATAGGTGTGACTTCTCAAAAAAACCTATCTAAAAGGATTAAGCAGTTACAAGTAGGTAATCCCCTTGAAATAGTGGAGTTGTATAGATCAAAAAATACCAATCGTAGATCAGCAGAGGCATTAGAGAAAATACTTCACTCTAAATTTAAAGGGTACAATTTAAGAGGGGAATGGTTCCTAGTTAATGTTGACGCAGTGATTGATAGTTTAATTAAAAACCAACCTTTAGCGGATCGCTGTGAATATAAAGAATTAGCTTTAGAGGGCTTGCATAAAGATATAAAATTAAATAGAAGAGGAATATACCATAAAGCAAGGACTGCTTGTGTAGAGGCTTTAGATAAACTAGAAAAGAGGATAATAAATGCCAGTATTTGACATAGAAACAGACGGACTAAACCCAACAAAGATCCACGTAGTATCTTGGATGGATGACAATGGTGTGGTTCAGCATACACACGACTATGTGGCTATGCGTATCTTTCTTGAGGAAGCGCCCACACTGATAGGGCATAACATTGTGCGATATGACATCCCCGCAGTGGAAAAGATCTTGGGTGTAAAGATTAGTGCAAAGATAGTGGACACTCTGGCATTATCTTGGTATCTCAACTTCAACCGTGGATCACATGGCCTTGAGGGTTACGGAGAAGACTACGGAGTGCCTAAACCTAAGATTACTGATTGGTCAAGCCTGACGCCAGAAGAGTACGCCCACAGGTGTAATGAGGATGTTAAGATTAACGACAGACTGTGGCGTGACTTGGAAATAAAACTAAACAAGTTGTATCCTGACCACGATGACAAGTGGCGGCTGATTGACTATCTCACATTTAAGCTACAGTGTGCGGCAGAGCAAGAGGCCCTACAGTGGAAATTAGATGTAGATAAAGCCAAAGGTCATGTGGTAGAGTGGGAACAGTCTAAGCTAGAGAAGACAGAAGCTCTGGCAGATGTTATGCCACCAGTACATAAGTATGTTATGCGTAACAGGCCAAAGGTTTACTTCAAGGGTGACAATAGTTTGTCAGCTAACGGGGCTAAGTGGGAACAGTTGTGTAAAGACCACAAGGCACCCACAACTACACAAAACCTAAAGGTCAAGGTAGGTGAGGAACGTGCCAACCCTAGCTCAGTGCAGCAAGTAAAAGAGTGGTTATTTATGCTGGGATGGAAACCTAGAACATTCAAGTATATAAGGGAAGATGATGGCTCCACAAGGAAACTGGAACAAATACGGAAAGACGGAGAACTCTGTGAGTCCGTTAGAGAGTTGGCTGCTATCGAACCAGCTATTGGTTTGCTTGATGGCCTCACTGTTCTTAGCCATCGTATATCTGTTCTTAAAGGCATGGTTGACTCAGAGCGTGATGGATACGTGCAAGCAAGTGTGGCAGGGTTCACTAATACTCTCAGGTTCCGACATGCAAGACCTCTTGTCAACTTGCCATCAGTGGATAAGCCCTACGGAGAAGAGATAAGAGGGTGCCTAACTGCACCAGAGGGATACACCCTATGCGGGGCAGACATGACTAGCCTAGAGGACACTACAAAGCGCCACTACATGAAACCCCTAGATCCAGACTATGTTGAAGAAATGTCTAAGGGTGGGTTTGACCCGCACCTTGACCTTGCCAAACATGCTGGTGTCGTAACACAAGATGATATCGACAAACATAACTCTGGCGAGCGTAGTCTAAAGGCCCTACGTAAGAATTACAAAGTAGTGAACTACAGCGCCACATACGGCGTAGGTAAGCAAACCTTGTCCAGAAACACTGGCATGTCTGAGAGCGAAGCACAGACGCTCTTAGATGCCTTCTGGTCACGTAACTGGTCTGTGGAGAAAGTGAGTAAAGATGTCCGTACAAGAGAGCTATTTGGTCATATGTGGCTTTATAATCCTGTCTCTAAGTTTTGGTATTCACTAAGGTCCGACAAGGATAAATTCAGCACCTTAAACCAAGGAACGGGTGTATACTGCTTTGATAGTTGGGTTAGGTTGTGTCGATCCAAGGGAATCAAAACTATAGGTCAATTTCACGACGAGATTATAGCATTAGTAGGAGAGGGGGATGAAATAGAGACAAAGATAAACATGGAATATTCTATACAAGAGTTGAATGCAGAGTTGAACCTTAACGTACCTTTAGGTATAGATGCACAATTTGGTAACAGTTATGCAAGTATACATTAAATTTTTTTACTAAGGTTGACAAACTCAAAAAAAAGTTACTATATATATATACCAGTGTAAATGAGAGGACCCGATATGGCAAGATACACAATGGAAATGGTACTAGAGTGGGCAAAAGTTTTTCCTGAGAACGCAGACATGGGTGATCCAGATGGCGTACAGTGGAAACAGAATATTGCTAAAAAAGGTGGACAGTACGTTGTAAACGCATTCTTCACAGATCAGTCACAAATTGATAAGTTGATTGACGAAGGGCTTCAAGAAAAGGTTTTAGGTAATGATCGTATTCTTGAAGGTAATACTGAGTTTGGTATTGGAAAGTACATTAAACTAAAACGTGGAGTACCAGATGATATTCGTGATTGGTTAGATCCCGTAACTAAAGACAAGGCTAACTTAGGTGGTCCAGTTAAAGTAGTAGACCTACGGAACGGACGGGAAAATGTACGTTCTTGGTCTTTTGAGAATGACGGTGAATTGGGTAACGGTACAAAAGCTATGGTACAGTTTGATACATACTCCAGTGGAAATGGAATCCGACTAAATGGTATTGCTGTTACTGAGTTGTCAGTATGGGAAGGCGGTCCATCAGAGCATGACGAACTGTTCATGGTGGCATAAATGAGAGTAGTCAGTACGTTCTACATGGATAAAGAAGAAGATGGGTATGAGGGTGTGATTACGTATGAGCGTGATGATGTAAATGATATCTACACTCTGTTACAATATTATGGAGATCAAACCCGTGGCATTGGTTTCACTTACGTAGAAGACATAGCGGCTTCTAACACAGATGGCACAATGACATGGGGCGAGAAGATCTAATGCAGTGGAGTAAGGCCTTAGTCGATGGTGATATATTTGCCTATCGTGCAGCCTTTGCTACAGAGGATAAGACTGAGAAAGAAGCTACCGTAACTATAGATGGCTTGCTACAGGATTCATTAGAGTATTGCCTTGGGTGGCCTAATTACCCAGAGGACTACGAAATATTTCTAACCTGTAGCGGCTATCAGTTTCGACATGACATTGCTAAAACACACGTATACAAGGGAAACAGAAAGAAGGCTGAGAAGCCTAAACACCTACCCGTCATACGTGAGCATATGGAAGAGGATTGGGGTGCTACAGTAAGCGTAGAGGAAGAAGCAGACGACCTTATAGCAAAAGCAGCTACAAAAAATAACTTTGATTGCGTAGTTGTTTCTGTCGATAAGGATATGTTGCAGATACCTTGCTGGCACTACAATCCGTTTAAGAATGTTGTAACTAAGGTAGAGCCTTTCGAGGGAATTAAGTTTTTCTACACGCAAATACTGACTGGAGATAGTGCAGACAATATACATGGCCTTTACCAAGTAGGACCTAAAAGAGCATCCAATATGCTCGCCGGTCTTGAATCTGAACAAGATATGTGGGAAGCAGTGTTAGATGCCTATGATGGTGCCGTAGATCGTGTACTAGAAAATGCTAGACTTCTGTGGCTAAGGAGATATGAGGGGGAGATATGGCAACCACCAGACAAGCGATAAAACATGGCTGGAGATCTGGTTTAGAAGAGAGAGTGTCTAAAGAGTTAGATGAGGGTGGGGTTAAGTACGAATACGAAACCTTGAAGATTAAATATGAGGTTAATGAAATACGTACCTACACCCCAGACTTCATACTACCAAACGGAATTATAGTCGAAACAAAAGGAAGGTTTGTCGCAGCAGATAGAAAGAAGCACCTGCTTATACAACGTCAGTTTGACCATGATATAAGGTTTGTTTTTCAGAATGCTAAAGCAAAACTATTTAAAGGTGCTAAATCAACTTATGCTGATTGGTGTGACAAAAATAATTTCTTATGGGCGCAAGGTTCTATACCAGAGGAATGGTTATGATGATAGCGGATTATATACAGGTTTATGATGTGCTAAGTGAAGAAGAAGATATAGAGAAGTTAAGGGTTATGGCTAAGTATCTATTAGTGGGTCGGGCCATGAATGATAGTAATGTGTCAGA